TTCATTAGGTCTTTGTCCGTCACGTTGTCCAAATCTCTGTTCTAAAGCGATTAAATCTGTAATAAATTCAGTTAGGTCTCCACTAATACCTGTAAGTACATCATTAACACCATATGACTTTAACTCTTCTATATCAAATCCAAATTGTTTTAATGAACCACCTAATGACTTAAATGCCTCTCCGTCATTGAAAATATTAGAATCGCTGAAATTACTACTGATTTTATCTCCCATCCCTTCGAAAGAGTCATCTAATGAACCTAACACTTCACCAAATCTAGACCTTAATACAGACAACGCCTCTTCATTTTTAAATCCGGTCTTAGCCGCTTCTGTAAAAGCTTCTCCAAGAGCATCCACATTTTCATTATTTATACCTTCTACCACAGACTGTGTTAAAGTTTTTGCCGCTGCACCTGCAGAATCAATCGCAGACGTGACTGCGTCTGTTCTTGTACCAATAAATGGACCAAGTGCTGCAACTTGTTGTGCTAATATATCATTTAAAACTGTTGATGCGTCTAATTGTTTCAGTGCTATTTCTCTATCGGTTAATTTAGCGTCTTCCTGTACTTGTTTTAATTTTTCTAACCCATCCTTGTATTTTTCGTCTCCCAACATACTAGCGTCTACCAAATCATCAAAATTAGGTAATTTAATTTTTACACTACCATCTTTTAATTCACCTAAATTAGCAACAAGTTCTTTAGTTTCATCGTCAAGTCCTGACCCCTCTAAAAAATTAAGTTTTTTGGTTCTTGCAGCACTCTTAACCGCGGTATCTGCAAGTTCTTGATAATCCATACCTGTAAGTTTAGCGGCCTCTCTTAAACGGTACATCTCTGTGACAGGAATATCAAAGTCACCCGTTTTTTCGTTAAAGGTTACCGCACCTTCAGCCATATCTAATATAGAATCTTGTAGTCCTTCCATATCATTTTGAGCCATATATAAAAGTTTGAATGGGTCTCCTAAATCACCTACAGCTCCTCCTAACATTTGAAATCCTGCGGCAGTTTCAATTGCGGTTTCAGGTGATAATAAACTATCAGCCAAACTAACGGTTTTGTTAAAGTCTAAGCGTAAAGCCTGTGCTTTTGCGACCATCTTTGTAAATCCTTCAACCCCGTTTTTAAAGTTATATGAGTTTAGTAACTTTACATTTGACCCAATATTTTTCATGAACTGTCCTACATTAATACCGTAAGACCTCGCTTCTTGTTGCATTTTACTTATATTGTTTATAGCATCAGTAGTACCAACACCAATTGTATCAAAACCCTCGACCATAGTCGCTATATCACCTGCAGCAACACCCGCATTTCTAGCTAAAAGAGCAATATTTGTTTGTTGTTCGGCGGTCAGTAAAGTATTTCTTTGCATAATTGTATTTATCTCTTTAAACACCGAAAGTTGTTCGTCTAAAGTAATTCCATATTGTGCAGATTCGTAAGCCGCCTGTGCTATTGTATCCCTAACCCCCTCACCAATTGTTCTAGTTTGTCCTAACGTTTCTGTGGTTAACTTAAAAGTTAGTTGTTCTAGCTTAGAAGTAGCGTTTGTTATTTCTTTAGGGTCAAGTAAATTATTACGTATAGAACCTGTTAATGTACTTTTTAAGTCTTTAAGTTTTTGGTCAAATATACCTGTAGCACTCGCCAGACCTTTTAACTCTTCAGCTTCTTTACCTGCACCAGTACTACTACCTGTATTTTCTTGTAAAAACATTATACCTTTTTAATATAAATATTTACTTTTGGGATTTTCTTCTCTCCATTTCTTCTCTTTGTTTGTCGAACTCCTCTACCAATTTATTAATGAAGTATTTCCTCTCATATGTAGGCATATTCATCACATCCCCATATGTGAAGTTAACGTGTTTTGATAAGTAATAGATTTCGTCGAGCAGCGCGACTCTATATTCAGAAGAAAGGCCGAAAAAACTCCGCCCCAAAAGTGACTCTCACATCCACTTTTTCTCCTGACGGGGCGGTAACTTGTCTCCGTAAATCCAATTTTGGTTCACAGTCGTTGAGATAATTTCTGATAAATTTAGAATCAGAGATAGGTAAGTTTAATACGAATTTTGAAATCTCCTCTCTACTCTCATTACCGTCAATACTCACAATATGTCTTTCGAGTCTGTTGGTAACTATAGGAGCCACTACCCCTTGTGGGTATTGGTCAAACGTATCATTCAATTCTTTAATGTCCCCAATAGTCAGTAACTTACATTTTACGTTATTTCCTGACTTCGGTAACTTAAACTCAAATACACCATCTGAGTTTGGTTCATTTTTTACTTCAGTAATATTTAATTCATCTAACCTTACTGATGTTTGAAAGGTCTTTGATGTTTTTGGGTCTGTTAAAGTAAAATTATACTCAGGACCAAATGCGGTGTTACGTAAGAAAATCATAATCGACTCCATATCACCCTCTAATAAATCATCTACAATAAAATCGGGTTCATAAACTTTAGATTTTATTAACTTACGGATTAAATCGTCTCCCCCTGTATTTGATATTAGTATATTCTCGTCCTGAGCAGTTAGGTACCCTACCTTCACACTCTTCTTTTTATTCTTATAGAATTTACCTTGCGATGGCAATGTCATCACATCGTGAGGTAAGTTAAAGTCCTGTTGTCCGTATTGTCTTGCTTCTTCCATATTGAGTAAAAAAAAACCATAGGGAATGAACCCTATGGTTAATTATACAAACTATTTTTATTTTTTCAATAGTATTAGTAAACCAAAATACATCTATCAGGACGTAGTGTTGCGGTAATTGTTGCTAACGCGTCATCACTATACCCTAAACTATCGAAATTAACATCTGTTAGGAACGTTCCTTGTAAAATCCACTTCTCCACTGCCACACCTGTAGGGTCTAACATTTCCAAGTCTAAGTCTTTCTTATAACCTGCAGCGTATCCCATACGACCTGTAACCGATTCTGCAGTTAATCTTACCCATTCCATTAATGCTTGTGAAGCAGAAGGTCCTATTGGGTCTCTGAACGTTACATTAATAGTGTTCCATGTAAATCTACCCGCAACGTAAGTAGATGTGTTTAGGAATGGAATTTCAGTCGAATTAATTTGGACATTAGGTCTTGAGGTCGACTCAACGTACCATGAGTTTATACCTAATGATGAAGGGAAAGTAAGAACAAATCTATTTTTCCTTTTCGGTTCATACGGTACGGGCATTTTCATTAATAAATCAGCCATAGTATTTTGGTTTTAAATTTCTTGTTTATTTAATTATAAATATCAGCTCAGAACTTTTTTCTCTTTACTTTTATTTTTTTATCTGTAAAATCTTATTCCAGCAGTTATAAATTATACTTCTAATTTATCTCCACCTTTAGTTAAATAAGTTTTTACTGGGCTTTCTTCATATTCTTTATCTAAAAACTTTTTTATTGATTCAATATTTCCTGGGTCATCATCAGAAAAACCAATTAAAGGAGTAAAGTTATTCTTTACATCATTAGTAAATGTTACTTTTTGTCCTAGTTTCTGGCTTTGATATTTAACATAGTTTATAAATTCTCTTAAAGCTTTTATTTTACCTTCTTCAGGATTAGATGCTGAACCTTCACCATAAGTAACGGGATGATACTTACACATGTCTAAATATTCTTTTATAAGTAGTTGGTCGTCTTTTAAGACCTCTCCTGACAAATCACGATATTCTTTAAGGTTCCCGATAAGGGTCTGTGAATTAATTCCATTATGGTTTGTAACAATCATATTGTAGATTGCATCTTTTAAAACAGATGGTGTATGACCTCTAGCGGTTATAATCGCAAAAATAGAACCTCCGTTGATACACTCTACAAAATCACTCCACGATGGTCCCGGCTCCGCTAACATAGAGTCGACAATAAATCTTTTATCACCTTCTACACCGAAATTTCTGTAAGGATTTTCTGCGTATCCGACAATTAGTTCACCTTTATATTCAAAAGGTTCTCCACCTATTCTTTGTCTATATTCCGCGAAATCTTCAGTAGACATACCTACCTCATGACCATCATCAGCAACTAACATGATTTGAGTTGGCATAGTTACGATATTATCATCCCAGTCAAAAGCATAATACTTGTGGTCGGGATTACCGTCTTCCATACCTTCACTAACTAAAATGTTATTGAGGTTTTTTCTTATAATCTGTTTTAGACTCATATATTTTACTTATTAAGGTTCTGAATAAGTCTTTCTAATTGTGCTTCGGTCATAACAATGTTCTGAGGTTTCTCAGAATAGGTATTTACCCCATTACTCTCGATTTCCATAGACTCTCTTAAAATTTTCTTTTTGAATTCCATTTCTTTATTTTTTATTAAACGTTTAATTAAAGGCTAAAAATGGGGGACAGATTAACTGACCCCCATTTAATAATTATCAGATATCTTCAAATGATGCACCTGTCGGTGTGATTAAGAATTCGATATCAATAAATTCTAATGCTCTTGTTGGTTTTAGATAAATTTTTCCTACTAATGTATTATTATCTAAATCCTCAGGAGTGTTCTGAACTACGACTCTAAAGTCAATTAAACCTCTATCTCTTCTGATTGAATCTAAGATTGGGTTTACTGAATCCAAGAATTCTTGTCTTACTTGGTCGTCATTCTGTTCGAACAATAGTCTTACTGCCACCGCTGAAATTAACTTACGAGCTTGTAATAACAATCTTCTAACGTTAATTCTGTCGAGTGCAGACTCTTTAACTTGAGTAGTTTTATTACCCCATATTACAGTTCCCACATCTGAGAAAGTTGCAATCGGATTAATTCTACCTTTGTATAAGATATCTCTATCATCTTGTGTTAACTTCTTACGTGCTTTAATACCATTAACCAAACCTCTTGTGTAACCCGCTGATGCGAACCAAGGGAATGCGATATTATCGGTTAGTGCTAAGTTTCTAACAACCTCTGCCGTTGGTGGTAGGTATATTTGTGTATTATTAACGGTGTCTCTCGTTAAAATCCAAGGGTAGTAAGTAGCGGTGTAGTTAGAATCGATACCCGTATCCTCAAGGTTTTCAGTTGATTCTTGTGGGTAAATAAAGTTACCTGTAAAGTCTGAAGTTGTATTAACAAACATATTGTAATCAGG